ATCCTCACCAATAAAAAAGGGAGGCTTTCGCCGCCATATCAGCACTAACAAAAACAAGCAGTTACAGTAATATCAATGAGTTGGATACTTGTAACTGCCTGTCTAAAATGGGTATAGCGTGGGTGTTTGGGTCAAAATGTGGATCAGGGGAAACAAAAAACCACCGTGCTAAAACGGTGGTTATGGTGAGGGAGTGAGGGACGATTAAGCTGCCAAACCGGCCGATTTTGCGAGAAGTCTAACCAGCAACGTAATCACTGTTCCAAAACCGGCAATAATGCCAATTATCACGGGAAGCCCTATCTTAAACAGTAATGTGCTCTTGAAAGCATTCAATTCGTTGGTATGCCGTAAACTCGAAGCTTCAATTTTTTCCAAGGTACGCCGCTCAGATTCCGCAACCTTTGTGACTAAATCAGCACGTAAAGTTTGATGCTCAGTCCGCAACCTTTCGATATCTGACTTGGTTGAAAATGTTTCAGAGCGAGTAGTCAAAACAGACAAATCTAGGCGCACCTGAATTACGTCAGCTTCAAGCCGTTCAACTCGTTTTTCAAGCATGTCACTGCCTCCACCGCCACTAGTATTATCGCCTGAAGAGGAACCCCTACGAAATGATCCCGAGACAACGTTATTATTCCTCATTTTTGGCTGCCTCGTTATCTTTATTCCGCTGAGTCAGCCAATCAAGTACCATCGTTGCGGTGTACATAGAAACAAAGCCGCAATTCTCACAGTGTACCTGATAATAGTAATTAGCATCGTGATCAGTATGTTGTACCGGAGTATGCTTATAGAATGTCACAAACGCAGTACGCTTATTCAAATCCGCCAGTGTGCTTTTGACTGTTTCAGGAATAATTTGCACTCCATGCTTACACATAGGACAAATTGGTGAAACTTTCTTGGCATCCAGGTAGTCAGTAAACACCTCGGGTGTGACGCTCTCCAACAAATCGAAGAATTTCTTATATTTTTCTGTCATTTAATGAACCCCTAACGGATTAAACCTAACTGCGTCTTCCAAATAATCTGGCGCAAAATGCGCGTAAACCATTGTTTGTAAAATGCTTGAGTGCCCTAAAATCCGTTGTAACGCCAAAATATTGCCGCCATTCATCATGAAATGGCTGGCAAAGGTATGGCGCAGAACGTGAACGGCCTGCCCTGCCGGCAAACCTGGGGCGACCTCTTTGATGCACGTCCTCACATACGGGTAATTGAGTTCGGCGAATATTGGCCCAGCCTTGATCCCAGAAGTAATTTCTTTGCAGAGTTCGGTTGAGACCGGGACAGTTCTGTTTTTGCTGTTCTTGGTGTTGAGGTAAGTCACTTTGTTACCGATCACCTCTTCCCTCCGAACTTTGACCACCTCGCCCCATCGTGCTCCTGTTGCCAGGCACAACTTAACAGCCTTCAGATGATCTCCTTCCAGCCGGTCAAGCAACTGCCAGATTTCGTCATGAGTTAAGAAACCCATTTCCTGATCCGGCAGCTTTATTTTTTTCATCTCTTTGAGCGGATGTTCTCCGTGATAAAGCCCCAAATCGATGAGAACGGAATACACACCGCCAAGCTTCTCCTGATCGAGGTTGACGGTTTTTGCCTTTCTGCCTTCGGCGAGGCGAAGCACGCGATAATCAGAAAAGAAAGATCGGGTGATCTGGCATGCCTTGGGGTTGCCCATTTTGGTCGCCATCACCTGCAATTTATGCTCAATCTTCACGCCATCTTTTAGGTTCTGGCCGTGATGCTTAAACCAAAGGTCTATCAATTCCGTTAATGGTCGTTGGTCGGCTGGTTTATCTACCCAGTCTTTATTGTTCTGTGTCGCGATAACCCAGCGTTCAAACTGCTGTGCCTCGGATTTTGTCTTAAACTTCTTGCGGACACGCTTACCCGTCCGGCCCTGGGGGCGCACGTCCACCATATAGCCTTCAGCACCGAGCGATTTAATACTCATCCCAAAGATTCCTTTCGAAACAAACTCCGCCTTTTCCCCAAGAATTCTTTATACGCCAGGCAATTAACCAACCTTCTGGCCTTTTGGGTTGTTGGATGTACTTTCGCGCCCATCAGGGGAGAGAACAGGCGAAATCTGGCCAATTTCTGGCGCGACATCCCCTGTCATTAACCACAATGTATATTTTTTAAACTGTGGGTGGTTAACCACCTTATCTAAGATCGCTGCCCCTACTCCTTTTTGTCCCGTTTCATAGTTTTTAATGGTTCCTAATCCAATACCAGCAGCAAGCGCAAAATCACTTTGTGTCATGCCTTCTGATTTCCGTATCGCCTTAAGTTTTTCACCATGAACAATTGACAAGGTCACCATATGGAGACTATCCTTCACTTCAAGGTCACCCAAAGGAGACCTATGTAACGTTAAAATGCGTGATCTTAAAGGGTATCACTATGAACAAAAACCGACAAAAAAAGGTGATTGGGGTAAGGGAAAATAATCTGCCGGCTGATTATCCATTTGGTGATCTGTTGGAAGAGTCGATCTCTGACTACGCCCTGCGCATCGGTAAAAACAAGCAAACAATCCGTACTCAGGCGGACACTGGTGCTCTGCCTATATTGCAAGCACGGCCAGGGGCAAAACGTCGCGTAAACCTGTACGCAATCTATCTGAATGCCAAGCGTCACGCGGAAAAGTTTGTTGCACAAATGAGTTGAGATGGGAAATGCGATCAAGCAAACACGCTATCACCAAAATTAGCCGTAATTCATCACGCTATCGCAGCTTTGTTATTGTTTACCGCCCATGCACCATCGCTAACCCGATCGCCAGGTATGAAGTCAGCCAAGGCGATCAGTCTTACGGCTTGTTCGATGCACAGGCACTGGCAACGGATTACATCGACCAACTTTATGCACAACAACAGGTGGCAGCATGAAACAGGCTTACATCATTTTGGTTGATGATCTGCTTACGCAGTACCACGCCAAAGCCCAAAACATCAATGCAGCCAGCGCTATCGCTCCAGCAGTGCGGGCTGTTTCACTGAATGACCACGCATTCCGCTTGAGCGTTGGCCTTACTGGCTTATTTAGTGCCGCAGAAGCCGCAGGCGATGGTGTAGCTGCTGCGGTGATCGATAGTTTGATGTTGCGTTGCAATAACGGCGACATCCCATCACCGCAACTCAATTAGGGGCTTCTATGAATGACGGTCTTGCGTTCTTAATCGCTTGGTACATAGCAATAATGTATCTGATGCTATGGGGCCTTATTGACAGCTGCGGGATAAAAAGCTTCGAAGAACTTAGAGCGGGATTCGTGAAGTACTCATGGCCCGTTGTTAAAAGGATCCTAGCAAGTATGTTTATATTTTTAGCTGCTTATAATTTACTGTCAGTCTTCGTTGTGCCGGTATAACCGGCCCTATCTGAGAGCACACCTCTTCCATTAACGTGTGGGCGATTGGCGTCGTGGGGTGTGCTCTTAAATGGGATTTAGTCTTACCGTGGAATGCCACCGCTGAGAAAAGCACATAAGCGCTCTTTTAGAGTAAGCGTTTGGACCTGCTGGCTAACAAAATCATCTGAAAAGCCAGCAGCGATAATAGCTCGAATATAGGCCGGTTTAATCAAACCACCAGGAATATCAGAATCATGTTCAGACAATTCAGCCAATGCAGATTTGATATCCAACTCACTCATCGAAACACTACGATGAATGATTTTTTCATATTCAAACGCTTGCTGTTTAGCAGCTGCACCGTATTCACTTGGTTTATAAACAAAAAGATAAGACGACAGAATCATAATAAGAAAGCCAAGCAGCCAACCGTTAAAAACGTCGGCCATCACAGTACTACCGAGTATTACCTGAATGAAGCTAACCAAGTTAAACAAACTTTTATTCAGTTTGGTGGTCATTTGCTCGCGGTAGTAGCAATCATACATGTGCGCTTTTGTACTTTTGCTCAGCTGCTCGGTCATTTTTTATTCCTTGTCGTCTTGATCATCCCGGCCTTTTTCAGGAATAGCCGGTTCATCATATTGTCTGTGTGGGACGTGATGTTTTACAGAGTCATCAATACAGAGACGCTTATTCATTACATTCTTCCTTATCGTGGGGGATTGTCATGCCCGTGTTCCTGGCAGAACGTGGCGGGCATGACGAAGATACCACAACGCGGCCGGGCGCGTAATCCCGGAGCATTAAGGGCAATCGCATCAGTCCGGTCGCGCCCTAATAAATAAATGGGCTGCAATAGAGCGGATAGATTGACCTAACCATGAGCCGGCATGGATAAAACCGGCACATATTCCAGTGCGCACTAATAATTGCTTATTGAAATATATAACCACTCGAAATAACAAATGCTGCCTTCTGGTGGCGGGCTTCCCACATCCTAAATTCAGGGGGTTTTATGAACGATGTTGCGTTAATGGAATTACTAACCGAAGCCCGCCGTGCCTCGCGGTTGCAGCTTCTGGAGCTGTTGAGCACTCGGATTGAACGTTTGGAAGCCGACAATGCTTCCCGCGATCAAATTCTTTCCATGCTGAAAAGCTGGATAAGCGCCCGTCAAAATGTTGGAGCCCGTAAATCTCAGGGGGCCGCACTGTGATAACTCTTGCTGGTACTCCTGCCAAACCTGACGTCTACAGAAAAGCCATTTCTTTATTAGCTCAGTTTCGCCGAGGTAATCGAGTATTTCGCCGTATTAAGCCGCACGGCTACCTGAAAATAGATATCGGTTATCGCTGGCGCTTGCTGAGTAAAAACGGCGGTAAGGATTGGCGGTTAATGACTCACGAAACTTACAACGTGGAGTATCGAAAATGACGGGTTTAGGCCTGGCCATCACCATAGCCAGTATCTGGGCTGTTATCGCCTTTGGTCTGGTTGGCTTATTTATCTACCGCTATTGCAAGTTCTGCCGGGTATTTAACCGCCAGTGTTTGCAGCCAGAAGAACGCAATTATGACTAAGGATGCCCGATGGCGGATCAAATCGACATGGCACAGGAACGGCATCAGCTAATTCTTGACGCTCAAATCAAAAACGCCCGCTCGCAGCCTTGCGGGCCTTCTGCACTTCACTGCGAAGAATGCGGCTCATCTATTCCTGAACTGCGCAGACGTCTAATTCATGGCGTCACTACCTGCGTGCACTGCCAAGCAATACGCGAAGCCAAATCACGTCACACGAAGTTCCAGGGGAAGCCCTCACCACGAAATGAGGATGTTAACGCCGGTTGGATGCAAAAAATCAAGCTAGGTAACTCTGAGTGACACGCAAACCAACCGGTCGCCATACCCCATCATCGCCGCTGCCATACCCTGGTAGTGGCGCGCCTACTTTTGAATGGGCATTCTCATGGAATGCCCCGCTTCCGGTTATCGACTCGTCATTAAATCGACCTCCCGAGATCGATAAACAGACCGAAGAACAGATCGCCGCTACCCTCAGTGCTTATCACCTACTTGAGCAACAACCACAGCTGATCCAACGCGATGTGCGCTACCACATCAACAAGCTGGAAGAATCCCAGGGCATCCGCCGGGGCAATGCGTACTTGACGAAAAATTTTGTTGAGCGCGTATTGCCACGGCTTGATCTCGTCAGTGATAAATACCGCGCTTTCGATAACAACAGCGATGCAGCCCTGTGCCACCGATTTAACCATCTGCCGGACGCCGGGCGAGCTGATATTGAACTGTTGGCGAAAGATATTACCGCTGTCATCAAGCAGGAACTGAGCGTAGTCGATGAAGAGACTGGCCGGTCTTCTGAATTATTGAGCGTGATGGCGCTATATAAAGGCGCCGCCGCACTCACCCGCAGGTTTAAGCAGAAGCCGCCACTGTGGAAAACCTACCAGGTGACCCGCTGGAAAATGACAGTGGAGAACACCACACCGGCAGTCATGCGCATGATGTCAGAGGATTGGTGGCTGCGCCGTTTGCGACGCCATGCCGACCGCTGGAAAGAGCACTTGCATATTGCCATTGGTCACGTCAGCAAAAAAGCGACGCCCTATGCCAGCCGGCCAACCGTCAGCGATTGGCGGGAGCAGAAACGTCGCACCCGTGAATTCTTAAAATCGATGGAGCTGGAAGACAACGAAGGCAACCGCATATCGCTGATCGACAAGTACGATCACAGCGTTGCAAATCCAGCCATTCGCCGGTGCGAGCTGATGAACCGTATTCGTGGTTTTGAGGATATCTGCAACGAAATGGGGTTCGTGGGAGAGTTTTATACCCTGACAGCCCCTTCCCGCTTCCACGCCACCAACAGACATGGCCACCGCAATCGCAAGTGGTGCGGATCCAGCCCGGACGAAACGCAACGCTATCTGCGTAATGTTTGGGAACGCGCACGCGCCAAGCTACATCGTAAAGGGTTCCGTATCTTCGGGATCCGTGTGGCTGAGCCGCACGGTGACGGCACGCCTCACTGGCATATGCTGCTATTCATGCGGCCCGAGGTAGTTGGCCAGGTGCGCGATATCCTGCGCGCTTATGCCTGCGCGGAAGACACTGACGAGCTTTACAGCGAACGCTCAAGAAAAGCCCGTTTCCACGCCGAAGCCATAGATCCGGAAAAAGGCAGCGCCACCGGTTACATCGCAAAATACATATCAAAGAACATCGACGGTTACGCGCTTGATGGCGAACTGGACGACGACAGCGGTAAAGAGTTGAAAGAGGTCGCGCCGGCAGTTTCCGCCTGGGCCGCCCGCTGGCGTATACGACAGTTTCAGTTTATTGGCGGTGCGCCGGTAACGGTCTACCGCGAATTGCGTCGCATGGCCGATCATGAAACCGCCGTTGGTCTGAGTGTCGAATTTGCCGCCGTGCATGATGCTGCCGACTATGGCCGTTGGGCTGAATACGTTAACGCCCAGGGCGGCCCCTTTGTCCGACGCGATGACCTGATTGTCCGTACCTACTACGAGCCGGCAGAGACCGCAAACGACTACGGCGAAGACGTGATCCGGATACGGGGTGTGTTTTCACCACCGGTCGGGATGGATACCCCAATTATCACCCGCACGAAGGAATGGAAGTTCGTTCCGGCCCGTGCCATTGACCTAGCCGTTGACCTTAAGGGCGCGCCTGCGCCCTCTCGGAGTTCTGTCAATAACTGTACGGTGCAGCCGGAAAGGCTAAAAACCAAGCAGGTTAAGGAGCCACCTCCACCGCCTGAAAACCTCGATTTTGAGCGAATAACCGACAAAGAACGGCGGTTGTTGCTCCAGCGAATACGAAGCACACCGCCAGAATCAGTGAAAAATCCATTTATGGCCGTCGCCGAGGGCTTCGCATTACCTGACGAGGGGCTAGATCTGCCACCAATAAGGTCGGTATTACTAGATACGGCCAGCATTAAGCTGTGGCGGGAGCAAGTGCGCCACGAACAAGAACAACGCGCCCTGGCTTATTTCAGTCTGGATGATGGACAGGAAGCTGAAAATCACCGGCCATCTACGGCCAGCGCTGGCATTAACACAATCAAGCGACCACTTAGCAAGCTGGAACGCCAGATCGGCAGCTTCGCCGAGTCCATCGGTTTCAGTCTGGATGCCTGCATTCTGAAATCGGTGGCCAAGGGCGCAACGGTCACTATCGACGGTCAGCGCTACCGGGCAAGGGCCGACGGTTGCCTGTATCAGCAATCAACGCCGGCAACCACCACCGCGCTGACGCGACTCACTGCGTTATGGCATCGGCAGATACCAGATCAAACACGCCTTGTTGGCGACCACCTGAGAAAAGAAGCAGCGAAACAGAAATCGGAGGAGTAGCATGACCACATCAGCAGAACGTAAACGCGCCCAGCGTCAGCGTGACAAGGCGAACGGCATCACTACGATCACCCTGCGCGTAGACAGCCAGGAAATGGCGATGATTTTGGAAGGTTGCCAGCAGCGCCGGATAGCCAGGGAATCTTATGAGCTGACGGAATACTTGATTGGCCTCATCAGGCAGGACAACAAGTTGTTGCATAAACAGTTGGTCGAACTGCGTAGAAGCAGTTGTCGGAAGTGTGGGGATACGTTGCCGGGCGATCCAGCAGGCTGTTGCATGCAGGGTGACTCGCAATGCTGGCAGACACAAGGGTACAAACAGCTAATGCTGACAATGCTATAGAACCTTCGACAGACGCGAATAATAGCAGCAGAGGAATGACGTGTATTAACTCCGATCTGAGCTGACATTTTTGCTGTCAAGGCCATGCGCAATCAGACAGATGGCTTTGTACCAGAAGTGGGCATTACAAGCATTCAGGTATGTCAATCCGCAAGGAGAAGGTCTCGGCGTCACCTTCGTAAAGAATAATATAGATTTCTGTATAAGCGTTTACTACTATATCACTTGCAAAAAAACTTTTTGACAAAAATGAGAAAGCTGGAATGGAGTTTATAGGTATGGGGATTACTGGCTATTTGGCAGGAAAATTAGACAAAGGCGTGGACAAGTTAATAGAGGATAAATCTAATGCTCTTTTTGACTTTATTCTAAAAAATCCATGGCGATACTCCTCTAAAAAAGGAGAGAAGTTGATAAGAACTTTGAGGCAGGATGCTAACTACAAAAAATTTGTTGAAGGCCATATTTATGAAAATTTAAAAACAAAAACCATAGACGGAAGAAATAGCATTTTCTTTATAGATGAAATTTATCACCCCGTAAATCTAACGAACAGTAAAAGCGAAAAAGTAAACATTGAAAACATCATAGATGTGACCGATGGGAAAATAGTAAACATTATTGGGGTTGCAGGGCAAGGGAAAAGCACCCTTATGAAAAAAATACTTTTCGAAATAATAAGAAAAGGTCAAAGGTTGCCATTCTTTATAGAACTAAGAAACCTAGAAAACAAGACGATAATAGATAAAATAAATGAAATACTATTAAGTTTTGGTGTGGAATCGGAAAACGAAATTATAGAGTCAGCATTATCTAGCTCTAGATTAATATTGCTATTAGATGGGTTTGATGAAATATCCTTTGAAAGGAGAAAACTTGTTTATCAAGAAATAGAAAACATCAAATCAAAGTTAAAAACCCCCATTATCATTTCCTCTCGCCCATTTACAGAAATTTGTGAATCAACTATAACACTCGAAGTTAATATAAAAGATTTAAATAAAAAAGATATCTTTGAAATAATCGAAAAAAGAATGAGCAATGAAGAAGCTGAAAAAGCGAAAGAGGTTTTATCGTCTAATGAAACGTTGTTAAATTCTTTGATAACTCCAATTTTGGTTTCTTTGTTTTGTGCTTGTTATCCAAATTCAGATATCGTACCTAAAACCGCAAGTGATTATTATCAAAGAATATTCAACATACTTTATGAAGGACATGATCTAAGAAAACTATTCTTTTCCAGACAGAAGGAGTTCCCTGTAACAATTGATGTGGCAAAGTCTATATTTTGTGCTTTTTCATTCTTATCTCTAAAAGATAATAAAATCACCATGAAAAAAGAGAGCGCCCTTGATTTCATTGACAAAAGCATAAGAAGATGTGGGTTAAATCCCGTCGAGAATGATACTAAAAACTGTCTTTCCGATATAATAAAAATAACCAGTTTATTAAAAGAAGATGGTTTTGAACAATACGCATTCATACACAAATCAATTCAAGAATATCATGCAGCATTATTCATAAAGGAATCAGACGAGCGAACAAAAAAATCAATTTCAGAATCAATACTTAATGGTTTATCAGAGGGGAAAGTAAAATACCATGGTGTTGCTAAATTTCTTTACTCGATTGACAGCATCAACACAATAGAAAACATTTCTCTCCCATGCTTTGAAAGATTAGGTTTTAATGCAACCGTTGACTTAGATGAACTAGCGAATATATTACTAGACAGTGCGATTAATCAGTCACGAGCTGGTATAGTCAACCATATGAAAGAAAACCTAAGAAATAAAAAGAAAAAAGAAAAAATGGTAAGTAGAGAAATCTACATCCTAAAGGCGCAGACTATTTATGGAGAGATCTTTAGCCTAATGCCTTTTTTGCAAAACATGAAAGAATCAGAATTAAACTTTTGTGAAATGGCATATGCTAAATTGAATGAGCCACATTACATGCGTTATTATTTAGATAAAATAGGGGAAACCTCCAATGATGTCCCACTTGATGACAGCAATTCGTTAACATTGAGACATATTATCGATCACTTCTATCTATATGACCTATTACACACCAAAGCTAAGGAAAGTATTAAAAAAATGCAAGAGGAATACTTATCACAGAAATATAGGATTGGAAGTATAAACTCCACAAGTGGTTTCTTTAACGATCTGTAGAGATATGATGGGTGATGCTTTTTATTGCTGATAATTCCGCCCGATGGGCGGAATTATCATATAAAATAAAGTAATCAAATAAGTTAAGCGTATAACCCGAGCTGCATACCAACTAAATTAGCACCTAGTTCACATACACTCTGTAACTTTTTCTTAGCAATTTTTCAAAATTGCGTCAGATCCTTGATCATTGCCAACTGTTAAGTTTAATCGTTTTCGTGTACAGAACACTGCCAGTGTCGAGCCTGAGCCAATAAAAATGATGCAATTAAAATGAATTAACATTCATAAAAGTGAATGATCTCAGCCGAACTACATAAAACCAGCGCATTACTGCCCTCACCAAAGCACTTCTACGCCACACAGCGAGGTACTTTTCTTCGAATCAACGATCGCACCTCGAATCTGATCACTTCGCACCGATGCGCAAGTGAATGCGGTAATAATTTTGCATGGGATAGGCAGAAATACGATTCCTATTGAGACCTTGCTCCGTGCCGTCCCCCCCGCCCCCCCGCTGCATACTTAAGAATTCACTTTTTATGCAGTAGGAAAAACATGCCAAAGCCCTGCTGTCTGTAGCTTGAAAGGATGATTAGCTATGCAAGAAAGTATGCGGATTGTTGCACTTAGGGTATGCAGTGTTTTTTTATTTAAAATCTGGATCGATCCCGATAAAAACCACGCTTTAGAAAAGAGTACCAGCAAAGGGCATGCTAAGGGCGCGAAACTATCCTGCCACGTCACAATTTTATTTTCAACAGTCCGAGTGACGTGTCATTTTCATAAAAAAACTCGTCAGTGACATGTCACTTAAACACACGACGAGGTACTTGCATATGAATAGGGTGCTAGCGGTAAGATCCTCACTAACGAATCTTTCTGATGGTCAAGGCCGCAAGCGCGGCCTCTTTCTTAATTTCACCACAAACTAAACACTCTGGTTATGTTGTCCAATTTACTGGCACTGGATAGTGATCAAAACTGCGCTATTATCACGCGCACTTTAACTTCCGTGTTGACTGCTTCTAGGTCAGTGATAACACCAGAAGGATTACTCACCCATCCTTCTGGATCGTAAACGAAGCAAACTAGTGTTTCGCAGTCCGGGTGAACACGGTATCGCGCCATGTCAGTGATAAGTTCCTCACCAATTTGCTTTGCACATAACGATTTACGTGTTTTCTTTACTTCGATTACTATCTTTTCTTTCTTCAAAAGAAAATCCTGCCTTGAGGATGCGCCAGCAAAACTGGGGGTATACTCCTCAGGCCGGATGTCATCAAAATGAATTGTCAAAAGCGCATGAACAAGATCCTGAACATCATACTCATCTTTTATTTCTATCGTTGCTCTGTCACTATATCGCTGCTTTAACTTTCGGCAAAATGCAGGGAATTTTTTGAGAATGCTGATTATTAACTCTAGATCCTCATGACCACTGGCGACAATAGGTTCAGGCTGAGAGTAAGCCAAATCTGCTTTTGCTGCATCAAAAACCGGCTTTAACTGTTTGCTCAGAATTTCATAATTTGTAGCATAGAAACCTTTCTGTTCTTTAACGAAAGAGCTGTAAGTATCCGACTCTTTACCATATGAATCTGCAATTAATTTTTGGGTTCTTGTTACCCAAACCTTGTATTTTTCCGAGTCAACGTATTCCTGGTTTATATTTAACATGCTACTGTACTTCATAGTTTTAGTAGCCAGTACAACTTGTAATTCATTGTCTAACTGCTCATAACGAGTTTGATATAATGAATTTGACATAACTGTCGTCCTAACAATGGGAGTAAAAGAAGGTTACATTTCTACTTAATATACCATAAAATTGTACTTATTCCCTTACTCTAGATACTCAAGTGATTCCGTACAGCCTCAGAAATTCTACACCTGTAGTTGTAAGATCACGTTCAAAACTACTGGCATGCCGGAGCGTCAACCAGCCACGATACTGCTGTATTAAACCTTAGATTAATTCTTCTGAAACATTTAAACAATATGTTCTATAATATCATTGCCAGACATGGAGTCTCGGTGACACATACTCACATAAGGATATTATTCAATGAGTAAACAAAAAATAATCGCAGCTTTTTTGGCTGTACAGGCATTCTACAGCAATGCACTCGCGGCTCATGCTACGGTACGCGAACCAACCGATTTCCAGCAATTCTTACAAGATCGCTTGTTTGCTGGCTACAACCGTGTTACGGCATGGCTTGACGTTCTACTAAAAGCGTAATCGGTAAAAATCAGAGTTAATACTCTTGCCAAAGGCCGCTTTCGCGGCCTTTTTTAATACCTTCAGTGACACATTTGATAACCCTCTGGAGCTTCCCAACCATTTTATTTTGACCTTGTTGCATAAACGACTATTCTTGATAAAACTTTCTGACAGAAAATATTTGGCTCAGGCAATAAAAATGCCACGTCAAGTATAAGCCTGTATGTTTATTATGCTAATGGTTTAAATATCTGATTTTAGAAGTTCATAAGGTTTAAAGCTGATCACCTCTTCCCCTGCCCACTCGTTCAGCTCACACAACCGCTCTTGCAGCGGAGCCAGCTCGTTAATCGCGAAAACCCGTGCGGCTTTCTCTACATCCCCAAAACCACCGGTATTGTTCGGCAAAATCCCCATCAGTTGCGGTGGCGTGCGCTGGGCGGCAAGCTGATCATCACGGGTCACGTTCTTGATGTTCAAAAACTCGTCCTTTGCTGCAACCTCGGCCAGGGGGATCAGCTGTAACCCGTCCGGCTTACCGCCAGGGGCATACATAAACAGGTTTCGGAAGTTACCCGGCCCTTTCGACTCTTTCAGCGCTTTACGCAGATTATCAATATCCTCCTGCTTGTGCGCTGCATCGTTCATGTACAGGATAAACCCGGCATGACTGCCGTTGAGGTAGTATTTCCGGCGGAACAACGTCGCCGCCTCGTTAAGCCAGATGGAGTTAAGCGAGGAAAGGTATTCGGGAACACCGTAAATCTCCTGGTTAATGTCAGGATCCAACAGGTGGAAAATAGAACCCTCCGCAAACTGATGCGGCTCCATCCACGATTGCACGAACCAGTAAGAATCAGTTTCAACCCCACGGCGGGTGTATTTCGCTAGGCTGGGGGCCAGTTTCATCAGGCCGCCCAACCGGTTATAGCGCCCCTCAATAAAGCTGTTGCCAAACACCATAAAATCCTGCGCATAGCGGCTAAAATCCTGCTTTGACAGCAGCCGGTGAGGCTTGAACATACTCACCAAAATATTGCGCTTCATGGTGATCGGTGAACTGTGATGCACTGCTGCGCGGAACGTCTTCGCCAGGCCACTGAAAGAGATCGGCGGCTCATACCAACGGTCAACAATGCTGCATTCCAAATAATCCAGGATTTCACGCCGATCCAGCATCGGGATCGGGTCGCCGAAGGTGAAGGCCTCAACATGCTGCGCGCATCTTTCTTTCTGCATGATCGGCTGGGTATTTTTGCGGCCCCGGTTGCGTTTGCTCATTTAAAAAATCTCCATAAAACCTGTATTGCTACCGGTTGCCCCTTCGAGCGGTTCATTGAATAAGGCGTGCATTACCGCCCAGGCCACATCACCGTGGCTGACGCCTTCTGCGCGGCTGGTGACATAGGTTGCCCGCCGGCCCGTTGCGGTCATCTGTTTGCGGATGGACATAAACGCCTGGGCGATATCCAGCGCGCCGGCGTCGAACTCCAGGCGGCCGGAGCGGATCACATCGCGGGCTTTCAGCACCAGGTCGGTTTTCATTTCAAGGCTGTAGTTGATGGCGTTAACCGCCGGGAAGAACTGACGCACCAGTTGTGACACCGCACGGCCAAGGCCGGTGTTATCGATGCCGATATAGGTCACGTTGTAGCGCTCGGTCAGCGCCTTGATATTTTTAGCCTGGGCGGAAAAATCCATGCCGCGCCATTGATGGCGCTCCAGCACGCGGAACTTGCCGCCGGCAATCAGCGGCGGCAGGATGACCGCACAGCCAGCGCTATCGCCGTTTTCAGAACTGGCCGGGTCATAACCGATCCAGACTTCCCGCGCCGCCACCGGGCGCAATGCGAAGGGTTTAACGTCCGTCCAATGCTCCCAACTGTCGACCATGCAACGCTGCATTTCCCCCATCGGGAACACCGATGCGGTATCATCAATGAAGTTGCACATGAACAGGTTTTCAAAGTCTTCATCGCTGTTCTCTTCGCGCAATTCATCCAGATCAAACAGGTCACAGCCACCGCGTAACGCATCCTCAATGGTGACAATCTGGCGAAACTGCTTATCTTCACAGAGCAGGCCGCTGGCCAGGCGTTTATAGCTAACGTCAATTTCCCGGCGTCTGTCTTTCGATTTGCCCTTGTTAAACAACGTGCCATTCCAGAATGAATAGGCTTCATGGGTCATGCTGGACGGTGTGGAAAAGTAGGTTGAACGGTAGCGTGTTTGCGACGCCATACCCGATGCGGCCCGGCGCAACTTCTTAAAGCCCGGGATCCAGAAATATTCATCCAGATACAGGTTGCCCGGTCGCCCCTGGGCGGTGTTGGAGTTGGTGCCCAGGAAGTGCATTTCCGCCGCGTTGGGTAAGATGATAGTTTCCCCGCGCAGCTCAACATCAACCTCCTGGGCAAACGCCATGATGTAGTTTTTGAACTGGTGCGCCTGTGCTTTTGAGGCAGAAACAAACATCTGATTACGTCCCGTGTCCAGGGCGTCGATCAGGGCTTCACGGGCAAAATAGTAGGTTGCGCCGATCTGGCGACTTTTCAGGATATTGCGGATACGGAATTCTTTCGACAGCCCAGCCCGGTACCAACTGCGTTGATACTCAAACATCTGTTCAAGAAAGATTTCTTTCAGCCGGGCGTGTTGCTCATCCGTAAAGGCATTTTTCTGCGTGCGTTTGCGCGGGCCGGCGTTACGGGCGGCAATGTTGGGGTTCAGAACTGTCTCATTCCCGCCGTCATTGTATTTCCCTATGCGGGCGTGCCGCTCTGCCTGGCGGGCCAACAGGTCAATCTCTTTAAGGTCGCGCCCTTCTTTCTCCGGCTTTAGGATTAACTGACAGTAGCGGGCGGCGGTCGTGATTTGCATCTGGTCGAGCGGGCCGTAATCGTCCCACTTGTCGCGGCGTTTCCAACTGTGTACCGTGACGGACTTCTCCCCGATCATCTCGGCGATACGGGTCACTCGCAGCCCCTGCCAGTAGAGATACATCGCTTGACGACGGGGATCCAAATCGGCACTGATAGTAATAGCACTCATGCGTAATCAGCCTGAATTTCAACGTTTCAATGCCGAAAGGCTACCTACCCGCTACCGCCAACACCCTTAATGCACCTTGTGCCATTGACCACACAAAGCCGCCGCGTTGTCCCCATTCCAGCCCCCCGCCAACATAAGCCAAACACGGCCAACACCGGCCACATTCGCTTACATGATCGGGGCTTATCCAATGCCAATTTCAAAATCTTTCCGTGTCGCCGTCGAGGGGGCAACCAGTGATGGCCGTAAGATCCAGCGCCAGCACATCAAAGAGATGGCTGAAACCTATAACCAACAGTTCAAACCAGCGCGCGTCAATCTTGAACATTACCTGAGCATTTTTCCTGACAGCACCTTCTGTGCTTATGGTGATGTGCTGTCCCTGAGTACCGGTGAAATCAACGATGGCCCGCTAAAAGGCAAGTTGGCGCTCTACGCCCAGGTTGACGCGACGGATGGCCTGGTGCAGTTGAACAATAAGCGTCAGAAGATTTTCACCAGCATTGAGTATTACGAAAAATTCGCTGATACCAACAAAGCCTATCTGACTGGCCTCGCATTCACGGATAACCCTGCGTCACTCGGCAGTGAAGCAATGAAATTCAGCTCAAACCACCTGGCGCAGCAAGGCCTGTTTTTCTCTGCCGCCGAAGAAACCACCCTCGAATTCGAAACACCGGAAACCGATAAGCCGAACCTGCTCGCCAGCATTAAAGCCATGTTCAGCAAGCGGCAGGCCTCTGATGATGCGCGCTTTATCGATGTTCACCAGGCCGTGGAGTTGGTCGCCGAAAGGCAGCAGCAGGCCGAGGAAAAACTTTCCGGATTGGATGGCGTGAAAGACACCATTCAAAAGCTGACAGACCGACTGACCGCCAGCGAGACGGCATTTTCTGGGCTGGAAACCAAACTCAGCACCACCGACCGCAGCGACAAGCGTCGCGATCTGTCAACGGGTGGCGAAAGCGCCGAGCTAACCGACTGTTAAGCAACCAATTACAGGCGGTGATAGCACCGTTCTAGCCGATTAAAGGAAAAGAGAAATGAGAAAGGTAACCCGTGAGCAGTACAAGAAGTATGTAAGCCAGATTGCAAACATCAACGGCATTGATGCTATTGATGTGGCGGCAAAGTTTACCGTTGAGCCATCCGTCAGCCAAACCTTGGAAGAAAAAATCCAGGAAAGCAGCGGTTTTCTGAAAACGATCAATATTGTCCCGGTTGATGAACAAAGCGGTGACAAAATCGGCCTGGGGATTGATCGCCCGGTTGCCAGCACCACCAATACCGATGAAAAAGACCGTGAACCCATCGATCCAACCAGCCTGGATGAACAAGGCTACATGTGTACCCAGACCAACTTTGATACTGCATTGAAGTATTCAAAACTGGATTCATGGGCCAAATTCAAGGATTTCCAGGTCAAAATTCGCAACCAGATTGTGAAACGCCAGGCGCTGGATCGCATCATGATCGGCTGGAACGGCGTAAAACGTGCAAAAACGTCCGATTTCTCCGTCAACAAGCTGTTGCAGGACGTGAATATTGGCTGGCTGGAAAAAATCCGCAAAGGCGCGCCGGATCAAGTGATGTCAAAGATTTTGGATGAGGCAGGCGCTGTCGTGTCAGAAAAAATCCGCATCGGTAAAGCCGGCGACTATCACAACCTGGACGCCCTCGTTATGGATGCCGTCAACGAACTGATCGCCGCCTGGTTCCAGGACGATACCGAGTTGGTCGCCATCGTCGGGCGCTCCCTGCTGGCGGATAAATACTTCCCGATCGTCAACAAAGAGCAGGAAAACAGCGAAATGCTGGCGGCGGACGTCATTATCTCGCAAAAACGCATCGGTGGATTGCAGGCGGTGCGCGTCCCTTCCTTCCCGGATAACACCATTCTGATCACCCGTCTGGATAATTTGTCTATTTACTGGCAGGACGGCACCCGCCGCCGCCACATCATCGACAATCCGAAGCGCGATCGCATTGAAAACTACGAATCGGTCAACGAGGCCTATGTGGTGGAAGATTACCAATGCGCCGCACTGATCGAAAACATCGAAATCCTGAAACCAGCCGCACCGGCACCGACGGAGGGTTAACCCATGACCAGCCCGGCACGCAGGCATAAGCAATATATCGCTGCGCAGCAATCCTCCTCGCTGAGTGAGGCGGCCAGCCTGAGCCACCTGGGCAACTATGACCTGCTGCTGTTCAAGATGCAGCAGGATTTAGCCAGGCTGAGCAGTGTTGAGTCCCACGACACCAAGGCGGAACTGAAACGCAGCATGATCCCCACGTACATGCCGTGGGTAGCCGGTGTGCTGCAAAGTAATGCTGGCAGGCAGGACGCCATTTTGATGCGCGTGCTGGTCTGGTTGCTGGACGTGGGCGACATGGAAACCGCACTGAATATCGGTGAATACGCCATCAAGCATGATTTGGTTGCCCCGGACGGCTTCGAACGCTCTACCGGTTGCCTGATTGCCGAAGAGTTGGCCGCCGCCGCACAACGCAGCATGACGGCCAATAAGCCGCTGGATACCACGCAGTTACTCCGCGCTCAGCGGTTGCTCACAGGGCAGGATATGCCGGACAAGGTCAAAGCCCGGCTGTATAAATTCGCAGGGTATGCCCTGCGTCAAGACGGTGAGAACGTGCTTGCCATGGACACATTAAAAAAAGCCCTGCAGAAAGATGAAAACTCTGGCGTGAAAACGGATATCAAGCAGTTGGAAAAAATCATTCAGGCAGGAAGTTAACGAATCGCCCCCGGCGAGGGCGGCACGGGAGCCGCGACAGGTTTTAACCGCATCAACGCTCCCGTCCACCGCCCGACTCACAGAGAAAAAACCATGGTCAGCATAGCGATTGAACCCGCACCGGGCGACCAGAACCCCGGCAACAATCTGGAAATTGATGTAACACCGGCTCCCGTGCCACCGGTCAGAACGGTGATCAAAAATACGGGTTTCTGGCCGGATATCGACCTGAAACAGTACCGGGAAGATATGCGCCAGGACGGCACGATCACACAGCCGCGCCTGCTGGAAGCTGCCCGCAATGCCATCAATGAAGTTAACGATCGCCTGGCCAACTGGCGAAAACAGCAACAAAGCGCGGGATATAGCGCGCTGGATCAGGTTCCTGCCGACCGTCTGGATGATGAGAGCACCCGCATGCAGCTTTACCGCCGCGCGGTGTTTTGTCTGACACAGGCCAGCCTTACCGAGCGATTTCGCAGCTTTGACGCCACCAATTCAGGCAACAAGCGGGCCGAATCGCTGGAGCCAACCGTTGACGACCTACGCCGCGATGCGGATTGGGCCATAAATGATTGCCAGGCGCTGCCACGCATGACGATTGAGTTGATCTGATGAAAGTCTATGCGCACCAGGGTGACACCGTTGATGCACTGTGCCAGCGCTATTACGGCAAAACACAGGGTGTCACCGAGCAGGTATTGCTGAGCAATCCGGGCCTGGCCGATCGGGGGCCAATTCTGCCCCACGGTTGCCCGGTAGACATGCCGGATATCATTCAGGCCGCATCGGTGCAAACCCTTCAATTATGGGATTAACCCCGTGCGGGCGGGAGGTGGAGAATGAAAATTATGACGGAAAAACTTGCCGCCGGTATTAACTACTGCATTGCCGGCGGACTCTGCACCGGCGGTCTTGTCGACTGGTTCCGCCATGTGGACTGGAATCAGGTTGCGGTGATCGGTGGTTTTATCCTGGGCCTGATCACTTATCTCACGCAGACCTATTTCGACTGGCGGCGCACTAAAGCCTATGAGAAAGGGGTGAGCGCCGGGATCATCACCGAACCGCCGGTAAAGCGCCGCCTGTTCCGTAAAGAGGCCGAATAATGGCGATGTCATCCACCTTGCGGAAAAGCTTGCTTGGCGCTGCCGGTACTGGCGCAGTGGCGATCGCCACATTAATGATCCCCGAACTGGAAGGCGTCAGGCTGGAACCCTATCGCGACGTTGCAGGCGTATTGACAGTCTGCTACGGCCACACCGGGGCCGATATTATCCCCGGCAAGCGCTACAGCCTGGCGCAATGCAAGGCCATGTTGGATAAAGACCTGATCCCCTTTTCCCGTTCGGTTGAGCGGTCGGTAAAGGTTCCGGCGACGGAGTACCAAAAAGCCGCGCTGATCAGTTTCAGCTACAACGTGGGCGTTTACGCTTTCGAGCATTCCTCCCTGCTGCGCAAACTGAACGCAGGCGACGCAGCCGGCGCGTGTGCTGGCCTTCGCCAGTGGATTTACGCCGGCGGCAAACCGTGGAAAGGTCTGATGAACCGCCGCGATATAGAGCATGAGGTCTGCACCTGGGGGCAAAAATGACCCGTCTGATTGCCGTCATCGTCCTGATCCTGCTCTGCCTGCTGGCCTTTCTGTTCTACAGCAATCAGGGGCTGCGCCAGGTGCGTGACACGTTGCAGGATGCCAACGGTAAGCTGACACGCCAGATTGATTGGCAAAACAAGATGCAGCGTGTTGTTGCTGCCATAGACGAAAACAGAAGCCGGGAATTAACCGATGCGAAAAGTAAAATTGATGATTTGCAGCGTGATGTTGCCGATGGCCGTCGCCGGCTGCGGCTCAGCGCCACATGCCCAACCGCCACCGCCGCCAGCCTGGCTGATGCTGACGGCCCCCGACTTACTGACGCCGCTCAACGGGATTATTTCACCCTCAGAAGTCGAATCGAAACCGCCAGCAGCCAAATAGCCGGCCTGCAAGATTACATCCGCAACGTCTGCCTGGTACAACCGTAGGAGCGATCATGTTAAAACCGGACTCACTTCGCGCAGCCCTGAGCGGTTCCGTAAAGTATGTGAAGCAAAATCCCGATTGCCTGCACATTTTCATTGATAAAGGGGTAATTTATTCCACCCTGGCCCCGTCGCTATCCTTTGAATATCAGTACACGCTGAACCTTATCGTGACCAGCTATGCCGATGACGCCAATCTGTTGATCGTGCCTATCCTGCATTGGTTGCGTACCCATCAGCCCGATATCATGGCCAACCCGGATAAACGCGGCGATGGCTTCACCTTTGAAGCCGATTTCCTGAATAATGCCGCGCGGGATATCAGCATTGATCTGAAACTGACCGAACGTGTGATCGTCAGCGAGGACAATGGCAAGCTGAACGTCAGGCATGTGGATGAGCCAGCACCGCCGCCGAGTGACCTCAGCAGTTATGAGATCTGGATGGAAAGCCGCAAGGTGGCAGCATGGGCAGCTTAAGCGACTTCCAGGCGCTGGACGAAACGCTATCGGTATTGCTCCAGCAGCTTTCCCCGCAGTCCCGCCAGGTATTTACCCGCCAGGTGGCCAAAGAGCTGCGCCAGCGCCAGCAAAAGCACATTCAGGAACAGAAGAACCCGGACGGTTCGCCGTACATACCGCGCAAAAACAAACGGCGGGACAAACACGGGCGCATCCGCCGCAAGATGTTTACCCGGCTGCGCACCGCACGTTTTATGAAAACCGAATCCAACACCGATGAAGCCGCTGTGACATTTGCCGCCGGTGTGACCAATTTATCCGCCGTCCACCATTACGGCCTGCGGGATAAAGTCAGCCCAGACGGCCCCACCGTGCGCTATGCGCGCCGGCAGTTACTGGGCTTCACCGATGCTGATATTGAATGGATTAAGGATCTGGCGTTAACGCACATCGCCAAATAATCACCCCGCCTTACTGACGACGCCACCGCCTTGTGCCATCGCTGGCACAAAGCACACAAAATGCCCCACGCGCCCGCACGCGGCACACTGGCAGCATGAAAGTATCCATCGCCGAACTAAAACGCCTCCTGGCTAACATTGTGCGCATTGGCACCGTCTCCGAAGTGGACACGGCCAAAGGCCTCTGCCGCGTGAAGATCGGGAAAAATGAAACCGACTGGCTGAACTGGTTGACGCTACGCGCCGGGCGCGTGCGCTTTTGGTCTGCCCCATCGGTTGGCGAACAGGTAATTGTGCTGAGCATCTTCGGTGAACTAACCACGGGCTTTGTACTGCCGGGCGTATTTTCCGATCAGTATCCCGCAGCCTCGGCGTCACCCGATGCTGTTCGCCTGGATTTCCCAGACGGCGCTGTCATTGAGTACGAACCTGAAAACGGCACGCTGACGGCAAAGGGCATGAAACAGGCCGATATTCAGGCATCTGAAAAAATCATCGCCACCGCCAACGTCGTGATGGTGATGGCCAGCCAGATGATCACCCTGGATGCGCCCGTCGTGGAATGCACCAATAAATTGATTGCCGGCTCACTGTTGCTCAAATACGGCGGCGAAATGTACGGGAATATCACCCACACCGGCGGCAGCTTTAATTCCAACGGCGTGATCATCCACATCCATTATCACGGCAACGTGCAGAACGGCGGCGGTAACACCGGGGGGCCAGCATCATGATGTATCTCGGCATGAACCGTAACGATGGCCAGGCTATCAGCGAGATCGAACACATCCGCCAATCGGTCAGCGATATTTTGATCACGCCTGTCGGTAGTCGAGTCATGCGCCGTGACTACGGTTCGCAGCTATCGACCCTGATTGACCAGCCACAAAACCCCGCGCTGAACCTCCAAATGATGGCCGCCATTTATGGCGCGGTTCTGCGCTGGGAAACCCGCATTTCCCTCACTGCGATCAATCTCGCTTCCAGCGTTGACGGGGAAATGGTGGTTGATTTGGTCGGCAACCGGACGGACACCGCCGGGCGTATCCAGTTCTCATTACCTGTCAGGGGGCAATAATGGCCACCATTGATCTGAGCCAACTCCCCCGCCCCAATGTCATTGAGGCATTGGATTTTGAGACACTATTTTCCGAACGAAAAGAGCGGTTAATCAGCCTGTACCCCGAAGAAGAACGGGAGGCGGTGCGCCGAACCCTGGGTTTTGAATCCGAGCCGATCGTCAAAGTCCTACAAGAGTCGGCTTATCGGGAATTGTTATTGCGCCAGCGCGTCAACGAAGCTGCGCAGGCGGTTATGGTAGCCTACGCCATCGGCAATGATCTTGAGCAGCTTGGTGCAAACAACAACACGCCACGATTAACGATTGTCCCGGCAGATGACGAAGCTATCCCGCCGGTTGAGGAAGTTAAGGAGTCGGACGCCGATTACCGCCAGCGCATCCCGGCCGCGTTTGAAGGGATGAGCGTCGCCGGCCCGACCGGGGCGTATGAGTTTCATGCACAAAGTGCGGACGGCAAAGTTGCGGATGCCTCGGCAATCAGCCCCGCCCCGGCAGAAGTCACGATCAGCGTATTGTCTCGCGACGGTGACGGCACCGCATCCCCCGAACTGTTGGCCACCGTCAGCGCCGCATTGAATGACGAGGAAGTCCGCCCGGTGGCTGATCGGTTGACCGTGCAATCCGCCCAGATCGTCAATTACCAGATCGACGCCATGCTGTACGTTTACCCCGGCCCGGCCATCGAACCCATCATGGTCGATGCTGAACTGCGCCTTAAAAACTACATCAACGAGCAACGCCGGCTAGGCCGCGATATTCGCCTATCGGCCATCTATGCGGCACTGCATACCCAGGGCGTGCAACGCGTTGAACTGGCGCTCCCCCTGGCTGACGTGGTGTTAGACCGCACCCAGGCGGCCAACTGTACCGATTACCGCATCCGGATCGGCGGCTCCGATGAATAGCCTGTTGCCGTCCGGTTCTACCCCGCTTGAACGACGCGCGGCAGAAGCCTGCGCCGGCATCAGCGATCTGAATACCCCACTGCGTGACCTATGGAACCCTGACCGCTGTCCGGTCAAGTTCCTGCCCTATTTGGCCTGGGCTTTTTCGGTGGATCGCTGGGATGAGAAATGGACGCCAGCGGAAAAGCGCAAGGCTGTCAAAGACGCCTTTTATATCCATCGCCGCAAGGGAACGATCGCCGCAATCCGGCGCGTGATTGAGGCCATGGGCTATTCAATGTCAATCGCCGAATGGTGGCAGGTCGCCGACCCGCGCGGCACGTTCCGTCTCACTATCGACGTGAACGAGGTCGGGATCACGGAGGAAATTGTCCGTGAGCTTGAGCGGTTGATCGGTGATGCCAGACCCGTTAGCCGACACATTGCGCAATTAAGTATCTCGACGAAGGTCAGCGGCTTTATCTATTCCGCCGTCTCTGTGCATGACGGCGATATTGTTACTGTCTACCCTGCCGATTACGAGCCGGACGACAGCATTAAATACAACAGCGTTGCAAATTTCAGCGGCAGTTATCACTACTCCGGGGAGTAATATGACAAAAATTACCGAAAGTGGACGCTGGGAAGAGAGCGTTTATCAAATTCAGCGTGGGGATAAAGTAAAAGGTGGTCGTGACGGTGTTGCTAATATCCAGCCGCAGCAGTTGGCGAATCGCACCCAATATTTAAAACAGGCTATTGAAGGGCTATCCGTTGGCGAGCAGCCTTTTGATAATGAGGAAAAAGCGCAGGCCAAAATTAATGACGGCAGTATCACCTTAAACGCACGTTTCTCTGTACGTATTGAAAACGCCGATGCCTGGGTAGCTGAATATAAAAATATTGACGGTAAAGCCACACCAACCGGAAGAACATTACCGTCAGGTGAACTGGTAAAAAAGGTCACGGATTACTTTCACGTTAATGAGGAAATCAGCAATCTTCTGCTAGATATTGTTGATGATGATTACTTTTCGGTGTGGCGTTTATTTGATAATGGCGCATTTGGCACAATTAAAAGCCTGCTCTCTCCCCAGGGTATTTTTCTTGATGACCTGAAAATAACACATGTGGGCAATCGGCCTGGTGTGATCTATCAGGATATCGATGATTTTATTGTTGAGATTGTCAGCACTGCGGGCGACGTTGCACCGGGTGCGCTACAAGGGCACGGTGCGTTTTCAACCCAAACAACGCACGACGCCTGGCTACGGCTTGAAGACGTCGACGGTTTTTTTAAAGATTACATCGATCTCGATGGGAACCTGCTCGGCGGTGGCAGTGCTGCTGCTGAGTTTGATCTCGTCGCTTACGACGCGCAAAACAAAGCCTATTCGCAATCAGTGCGCGACCAGTATAACGCCGACATTCAGCGCCTGGTTTCCGCCTTAAACCATCTGGTGATCTACAGTCAAAGCCTCGGTACACAGCAGGAGGGCTGGCCCGTGCTCAGCGATGAGCCGATCGCCGGTTATGATAACTTGATGCTGGGTGATAGCGTGCGCCCTTCCAGCCGCACCGCTCCCGAATTTGCCCCACTCGGCGAAGCGGTGTTGAAGCCATTAAAAGCTGTGGTGCAATCCGGCTCAGGTGATCGCGTGATTACCAATGAAGAAACCGCCGTTTTGCAACCTGGCGCGGGCAATGAAGGTGAAGGCGGCGCGGCATTGGGGAACTTCCTTCGCAAGCTTTGGCTGCAAAAGAACTGTCTGGAGCAAGACCCAACCCGGCGTTTTGTTGTATCAAGCACCGGCGTTAATGGACGAACCATTGAAGAACTATCAAAAGGTGCAAATCCAGAACTTTATCAGCGTCCCTTACAGGCAGTTCAGCAGGTCAAGAATATTGCCGATCAGATGGGTGTCAGCTATGCCATTGCCGCCTTTATCTTTCTCCAGGGTGAGTGGAATTACAACGGGACACGCGGCGGCGTGCAAACCAAGGCAGGTTACAAAGGGAAACTAGAGACGCTATTCCCGAACATGACCAACAATATGGCCTATGGTATTGCCGGCCAGAAATCCCCACCCGCGATATTCATGTACCAGACCGGTGGCGGCTATACTGTCGATAAATACGATCTGGCCATCGGCATGGCGCAATGGGAATTTTGCAAAGAAAATAAGAATGCATACCTTGTCACCCCATCTTATCCATACCCGGATAAAGGCGGTCACTTGACCAGTAATGGCTACCGCTGGATGGACATGCAATTTGCCAAGGTTATGCACCGGGTGCTGAACGAGGGCCAGGGATGGGAAGCACTCGGCCCTATCCGAATCATCCGTATCGGTCGAGTCGTCTATGTGCTGTATCACGTCCCCAGCCCACCCCTGCAATTCCGCCCCGCGTATGTGGGAAGAACGCCGACGATATATGCAGATAAGGGTTTCCGCGTCACAGACTCCACGGATTCGGCTGTCCCGATTGAATCCGTAGAAATTGCCGCTGACACCATCATAAAAATCACCCTGGCGGCTGAACCTGTAGGCGCTGCAAAACTATGGTATGGCGATAAAACAGCCCATAACGGCAACGGGAATGTATTCGACAGCGATCCTTTCGCGTCACTGGCAACTTACGAATATAAGGCAGGTTCTGGGCAATATGCTGATGAAAATATACCTGAACTGGTTGGTAAGCCTTACCCATTAAATAACCCATCGGTGCAATTCTGTGAGCCGATCGAGATCGGAGAGTAATTATTATGGTCATGGTCATTAAATCAAACGTTGCCGGCGCGTCTATTTCAAAACCGGATGGATGGAATCCCCCTTTCAGCACCGAAGGGTTGAAATATGCCAACATCTTTGGCCGGGGAAACCTGACAGCCAACCTGGCACCCGGCGGTGTGCCGGCAGTAGCCTACGGAAACCCGACGCAGAAAGGCGAGGCTTTCGAATTTTCGACCAACAATTACTTGGATACTCGCGTACCGACTAGCGAGAAAGCCACGCTGATTTCAATCTCCACCAATACCGACTCAACGCAAACTAGCCGCTGCTTTTTGATCTCGAGCTTTAAAGGCAGCGCCGATGCGGGCAAGTCACTGGTAACACAAGGGCCTACGCCATCAGCGCTCTATATGTATTCGCACTATAAAGGAACCGGCGCGGATGGCAGTCCGTGGAGCAATGCATACAGCGCCGGCTTAAATACGCTGAGCACTGACCGTAGTCCGGCATTTTTCTATGGCAGAGATCTGGGTAACGCTTTGCACCTTGGTGACTTGACCAACGCAAAAGCAAAAGTTTCAGCGCCCGGTTTACCGATAACCTCTTTCGCAAACCCGGCGCTCACTTATTTCATTGGCCAAAGTCGTGTTGAGGGTTCACCAAAGCACTTCCAGTATGCAGACCTGATTTTTGATCGCGTACTGAGCGATGAAGAATTAATGCAGATTTACCTGTATTTCAAGGGATATTACAGCCGCCGCGGGATCTCCATTTAATGAATCGTGAGAAAACAACTGGATAATGGAGACCTGAGCGTGAACGATAAAAAATACAGCGCAGTGATCACCGATGCTGGCGCAGAACGGCTGGCAAACGCGGTCGTCACGGGCACGCCAATAGCGATTAAAGAGATGGCCGTCGGCGACGGTGGCGGACGGCTACCGCAGCCGAGTGCTACCAATACCAGACTTGTCAGCGAGCAATATCGGGCTGAACTGAATAAGCTGGTGATCGTTGACACTGACGCCAGTGTTATCGAAGCGGAAATGATTATGCCGCCCCAAATCGGGGGGTTCTGGCTGCGCGAGCTGGCGCTCTACGCAGACGATGGTGAATGCATCGCCGTTGGCAACATGCCGGAAACCTATAAGCCATTACTGGCCGAAGGTTCCGGCCGTTTCCAAATCATCAGGATGCAGTTGAAAGTCAGCAGTACAGCGGCAGTGGAAATGATCGCTGATCCGTCTGTTATTTTGGCAACGGTCGAAGACGTCAATACTCTGGAAGAAAAGGTCAAAGACTATACCGATGAGCAATTGTCAGACCATGAGCAATCGCGCAAACACCCGGACGCAACGCTGAAAGAGAAAGGCTTTACCCAGTTAAGCAACGCCACGGACAGCGATAGCGAAGACTTAGCCGCCACGCCGGCAGCAATCAAAGCGGCAATCAAAGCCGCAGTCGCCGCAGCGGTGAGCCAGGCGTGGGAGCTGGATAACCCGGTCGGATCATCTCGCCTGTTCAACCAGAACTTAAATCCCAATGAACGTTGGCCGTGGTCACGGTGGGAGTATGCCGGAGAACACCTGACAATCAGAACGGCGAAAGCAGACGGCTCCGATGTTGGCACCCTGGGGGGCAGCGACACCGTAACAATTGCGCGTGCAAATCTGCCGGCGGAAAAAATCAGCGTATCAGGGACGGCACAAGATACCGACCTTGGGACGAAGCGCACCAAGCCTGGTGGTAAACACGTTCATCATGGCGTACCTAAGCGCAACAGTGATTATGAGCTGGGCGGTAACAATCGTGTATTCTTCGACCCTTATCAGGAAGGCGAAACGGACGAAGCCGGCGAACACGATCACGAAATGGAATTAGGCCCGCACGGCCACCCCGTTTCGGGGAAAACTGACGCGCTGGGCCAAGGGCAGACGATCAGCATCGTTGAGCGGCACAAGCTGCAAATGCTGTGGCACCGTGTAGCATAAGCTGTATTAACTTGGACCTAAAATGACAGTTTCTGCGGATAGAACACACAGCGAGAAAAGAACGATACTCATATAGGGACTCTAATCAGTATTTCAGAAGATGCCCAAGATATTTGGTACGATATGTATAAATTTAATTTATAATTTTCCAATGTTTTTAAGAAAAAACAATTTAAAAGTGTAACCTTACACTGGTTACACTTTCATCTATTTCGTATGACTGGGTCAGCTCTGCTGTTCGGCTAGAATCAAACCATCATTTCCAAAGAGATGCATTGCCGCGTAAGCGCCAACACTCGGGTAAATTGATTTAACAGATTTATTTGCATGAAATGTAGACTCAGAAAGATTCTTCCCGTCATTTAAAGCATCAACAAAACTTCTTGTCCAGATCCCCGTAAGAATAACATTGTAACTCCAAGCTGGTGCTAACACGCATTCGTAACCTAAATCTAAAACTTTACTAACTAACCCATCCAGTTTCGTTGCAAACATAGACGATTTAGAGCTGCCTGAATGACATATAAATAAAATAGCAACCTTCCCTGTTCCAAAAACGTCACTCTCATTTATGAAATATTTATTCTCAGCTGGGGAAATGCTTTTAAAGCCATATAGTCTATCTTTTCCTCCATGCGAAATAAATATATTGATATCTTTGTTGAGCTCATTTCTAGGATTAAGTGAGGTTATTTTTAATAAAGAAGCGTCTTTGAATAAATTTTCAATTTTATCAAAGGCAATGTTTATTGCAATATCACCCTCCTCAACAGGAGCCCAAAGCTTAATATTTCCATGGTCAACAGTAAACGACTCGCTTTTAAGATACAACTCAACTGTAGAGGGAGTATGCAGAGGAGCCAAATCAGCAAGTAATTTACCTGATGTTGTTTTTATAAGATTAGGAGGCAAATAAGAAATATTAACATCACGAAATAAAATTACATTATCTGCTTCACACACATCCGTCAGGATTGGTAGATTATCCATTATCACACGAGACTCACGGCCCCAGTGTTCGCTGTCAGAATCCAATATAGACTTCAGATTAGGTCGATCATTAAAAGCAAGTAACTCTGTCTGCGTAGACTCCCAGCTCCTAAGATCTCTTTTGCTAAATGTATCATTTATATAGAGAGAAAATCTTCTTTGCTTTAGACACACACTATAACAAAAATCATCACAACATCCGATCCATAAAAATACCGACCGCTCTGATTCCTCCATCAGATTGGAAAGATGGTGCATATAATCATTAAATATTGTTAGCGAGGGAAGATTTACCTCTTTCTTTAGAGGCGCAAACTCCATCGTTGCCTCCTCAGTGTTAATTTCAAACCCTAGAGAGCCAGAAGACAGTGCATGCGCGATTAAAATACCTTCAAAATCAATTGATTTAATTGAATTTTTGAGTAGATTCAAGACAACTGGTTGCAACATGGTAAGTTCATAATTTACATCTGTAAAACTTCTGGATTGTACTATATTTGAAATGCCTTTCTGTACTGCTTCTTTGTTCTCCTGGACTACACTAGACATGGCTTTTTTATAATCCATTATTACAGCACTATTACAAAGATTTTCATGCAGTTCTAGTCTAGTCAGAGATTCTATTAAGTTCTGAAATTTTTCGAACTGCGCTGCATTTTTCCTCCTTAAATTTAATAAAAAAACTAACCATGGCATACCAGAAGAAACATCAAATTCTAAAACATCATTATCCTTCAGATACTCATTAACTGATTCAAATACCCCTTCATCTCCCATCAGCATTTTCATATTAAACAGTGCCATATCAAATTGATGTTTATCATATGGCTCTTCAATATTTAATTCATCATGCGCTTTCTTAACTCGCTCTGCAAAAGGATAAAACTGGAAGTTACGTAGTGATATAAATAGCTCCAAAAGAGACTTTGAAATAAATATTTCATTTTCATTATGAGTATAATTATACCCATGCATCATTAATTGTGCAGATAAGAGCGAGTCAATAACATTGAATTGCCGAGAGTAAACAGCCATCCTTACATAAAATGAATAATGCAATGTTTTATTTCTGACGCCTAATAACAGTGAGGTTTCTGCTAAATCTCTAACCATCTGAGTTTTCTGACTGAGATGTAACTTATGTAGGAACGAGCAAAATATTATATAAAATTCGTGTAGCCTATCAATTTTCGGTGAAATCTCCCACATATTAATTAATAAAACCATAGCAATGGTTGTATCATTCATTTCTTCATCAGTATTTCTAAGGTATTGTTTTAACATTGCAGAAATAGTACAGTATAGTTTGTTTTTACCAAGAGTGGTTGTACCTTTTTTATGCTTTAAAAAGTTAAATTCACCATTATTAACAATTATATCACTTTCAATGTAACTTGTTAGCTTATCGTAAACAGGTTCTACATGCATATATGAATGCTTCAGTATCTTTATTCCATTTAAATCATTCAGTTTATTCATTAATATAAACACTAAAACCACTGCTGTATTATCCCCTATAGAATGAAAAGTATTTGAAAGCTTACTTATGGATTTCCTAATTACATCAGAGTCTCGGCACTCATAAATATTATCGTAAACAATCTCTAAAAGCTTTTGTAGTTCAGTTGCATCGTAATCATCTGAGCGTAATATACTTTTTTTTAGTTCCATATCGATTAATTCGTAAACATCCATCTTCGTACTTTCCTACAATAAATAAAATTAAATTTTTGTGGTTTACATAATAATCTTGTTCAATACCAACAGCAAGCTCTCAGCTGTAGAAAAACTACACCACTATTCATATTAAGAAACAAAACTCACTCAGTACATTATCATTTTTCATAAATCTTCCTGTGTTTTTACCGACAAGATAGACAGCGAGCCGCCTTTAAGAAAACACATTATGTCCGTTTTGGCACAGAGCTGCCTGTCATATCTGAATCAGGCCAAGTCTGAGCTAATACACATAAGCCCCGCACGGGGCTTTCATTTCTCGTCAAACGCAGTCATTGTTATACATTCCCTCCACTTAAGCGCTCACCGTGCACCTTGTGCCATCCCTCACACAAAGCCCACCACATGCATTAACCGCCTGCCGCCGACACCATAGGGGAACACCGTTACAGGAGATCCACCTAATGGCTCAAGACTACCACCACGGCGTGCGCGTGCAGGAAATCAACGAAGGCACCCGCACCATCACCACCGTCAGCACGGCTATTGTTGGGCTGGTCTGTACCGGTGATGACGCCGATGCGAAAACCTTCCCGTTAAACACGCCCGTATTGCTAACCGACGTATCGACCGCCAGCGGCAAAGCCGGTGAGTCTGGCACCCTGGCCCGTTCCCTGGACGCTATCGGCGACCAGACAAAACCTGTCACTATTGTGGTGCGTGTCGCTCAGGGCGACACCGAAGCGGAAACCACCACCAACATCATCGGCGGCGTGACCACCGAAGGCAAAAAAACCGGCATGAAAGCCCTGTTGGCCGCACAAAGCCAACTTGGTGTAAAACCCCGCATTCTGGGTGTGCCCGGTCATGATAATGAGGCTGTAGCTTCTGAATTGTTGGCTATCGCGCAAAGCCTGCGCGGCTTCGCGTACCTAAGCGCCTATGGCTGTAAAACCGTGGCCGAAGCCATCGATTACCGTAAAAATTTCAGCCAGCGTGAAGCTATGTTGATCTGGCCAGACTTCCTGAGCTGGGACAGCGTGACCAACGCATCCGCCACAGCCTACGCAACGGCCCGTGCATTAGGTCTGCGCGCCAAGATTGATGAGCAAACCGGCTGGCACAAAACCCTGTCAAACGTGGGCGTCAACGGCGTGACCGGCATCACCGCTGACGTTTATTGGGATTTGCAGGATACGGCCACCGACGCCAATCTGCTGAACCAAAACGACGTCACCACGTTGATCCGCAAAGATGGATTCCGTTTCTGGGGTTCCCGCACCTGCTCTGATGATCCGCTGTTCCAGTTTGAGAACTACACCCGCACCGCGCAGGTGTTGGCTGACACCATGGCCGAAGCGCAAATGTGGGCCGTTGATCAGCCTATGCACCCTTCCCTGGCCAAAGACATTATCGAAGGTATCAGGGCCAAATTCCGTGAGCTGAAATCCGGCGGCTACATTATCGACGGCGATTGCTGGATGGATGATGCGGCCAACGATAAAGATACGTTGAAGGCCGGCAAATTGATCCTGGACTACAACTACACGCCCGTGCCGCCGCTGGAAAATCTGCTGCTGCGCCAGCGTATCACCGACCAGTATCTGATGAATTTCACTCAGAACGTGAACAGCTAAGGGGGACGCGATGGCCTTACCACGCAAACTGAAATTCCTGAACTTATTCAACGACGCCAACAACTATCAGGGCGTCGTTGAAGAAATCACACTGCCGAAACTGACGCGAAAGCTTGAACAGTATCGCGGCGGCGGCATGAACGGCAGTGCCGGCGTTGATCTGGGGATCGATGATGGCGCGCTGGACGCTGAAATCACCCTTGGTGGCATTGAGGCCCAGCTTTATAAGCAGTGGGGGATCGCCAAGGTTGATGGCGTACTGCTGCGTTTTGTTGGCTCTTTCCAGCGCGATGACACCGGGGAAATTGTCGCCGTCGAAGTGGTCATGCGCGGTCGTTTTTCTGAGTTTGATTTTGGCAACTACAAGCAGGGTGACAACACGCAAACCAAACTCAGCGCCAAAAATACCTATTACAAGCTGACGATGGACGGCGCTGTCCTGCTTGAAATCGACGTGGTGAACATGATCGAAATCGTCGATGGCGTCGACCGCCTGGCAGAACACCGCCGCGCTATCGGCCTGTAACCACCCTGCTCACTTGCACAGGTGTTTCCATGGCCCCCGAGGGGCCAGTAAACCAGACAAAATGAAGGTTAAACAATGAAAAGCGATAAAACTGTAAACACTGAAATTGATGATGGTCAGGGCAATACCGTTACCGAATTGTTGAACAAACCGGTGATCCTGGACGTTCCTGTCCTGCGCGGCACCACCCAGATCACCGAAGTGACCGTCAACAAACCAAACGCCGGTGCGTTGCGTGGCACCCGTTTGCAGGAGCTGATTGAAACTGACGTCAATTCACTGATCACCGTGTTACCGCGTATCACCTCCCCGGCCCTGACGGCTAACGAAGTCGCCAGCCTGGATCCGGCAGACCTGTATCAGTTGTCCCAAGCGCTGGCACTTTTTTTCTTACCGAGTTCGGTCAGATCCGATTTCCTCAACAGCTAACCGTCGAAGACCTGACGGCGGACATTGCCGCCGTTTTCCACTGGCCGCCAACCGTTACCGACCTGATGCCGCTGGCCGAGCTGTTGGAATGGCGGCACAGAGCCATTATCCGCAGCGGGGCAAGTGATGAGTGACAAAAACCTCCGATTGCAGGTTTTACTGAGTGCGGTCGATAAAATCACCCGCCCGTTTAAATCCATGCAGGCCAGCAATAAAGCGCTGGCCGCGTCGGTTAAAGCCACAAAAGACCAGTTAAAACAGCTTGATACTCAAGCCGGGAAAATTGACGGTTTCCGCAAGACAAAAAACCAGGTTGCCGCCGCCGCGCAGGCGCTGAACACGGCCCGCGATAAAGCGCGCGATCTGGCCATTGCATTGAAATCCACTGACGGCCCGACCGCCAAGCAGGCCCGCCAATTTCAGAAAGCCAGGGAAGAAGTGGCCAAGCTTCAACAGAAATTCGCTGATTTACGGCTTTCACTGCAAAACCAGCGCACCGCCCTGCAAAACAGCGGCGTGGCAACAAATCGATTGGGCGAGGCTCAGCGTTCTCTGCGGTCAAACATCACCGGGGTGACGGGTGCATTAGCCGCGCAGCAGAAACGATTAGACCAGCAGGCACAGCAACAAAAGCGGCTGAATGCCGCGCGCCATCAGTATGATGAAAGCAATCAGCGCAAAGTGATGGCCGCCGGGGTGGGCTATACGTCAATGGCTACCGGGCGCGCCATGGGCCGTGGACTGGTTGACGCCCTGCATGTGGGCTATGACTTCGATGCGATGATGGGTAAAACTCAGGCAGTGACGCGCATCCCAACCAAAGCCGATCCGCAAATGCAGTCATTGCGGCACCAGGCGCGAACCTTGCCGCTATCGTCAAAATTCACCGATCTCCAGGTGGCCGAGGGGCAATATTTCCTTGGCAGAACCGGCTATTCACCCCAGCAAGTTTTAAAAGCGATGCCAGGCATGTTAAATCTGGCCGCTGCCGGTGACATTGACCTTGGCACCACCGCCGATATTGCGTCAAACATCCAAACCGCCATGGGGATCCCAGCGGAAAAGATGGACAGGGTGGCCGACGTGCTCACCGCCCTGTTTACCCGTAACAACGTTGATATTCCCATGCTGGGCGAATCACTGAAATATTCCGCCGGTGTGGGGCGTGAGTACGGGCAAAGCCTGGAAACCGTATCCGCTGCCACGGCCATTATGGGTAATGCCGGCATTCAGGGGAGCCAGGCGGGTACAGCGATGCGTGCCATTCTAAGCCGTATCGGTAACAGCCCCACGGTTAAAAAGCTGGGTGTAACAACCAAAGATAGAGACGGTAACATGCGTGATTTGGTCGATATCCTAAAAGACATCGACAAAAAAACGTCAAAAATGGGGAACGTCGATCGCGGCAAGATTTTTAAAGACATTGCCGGTATGTATGCCGTCACCGGATTTGGTGAGCTGATGCGGGCAGTGTCAGACGGCAAGCTGCAACAGATGCGCGGCGCGCCAGGTGAGTACGACGGGGAGGCCCGGCGGGTTTCCAATACCATGCTGGATAACATGAAAGGCGACATGACGATGTTACATGCCGCTCTGGAAAATATCAGCGTTGAATTATTTGAAAAAAATGACGCCTGGCTGCGCAAAACAGCAAAAGGCATCAGCAACTTTTTACATGGCGTTGCTGAGTTCCTGAAAGCACATCCAAAAATCAGCGCCGCCCTCGTCAAAATTGGTGCGGCAGCCGCCATTTCAACTACCGTTTTCGGCACGCTGGCCATCGCCGTTGTCGGTCTGTTGGGGCCGTTCGCCCTACTTCGATTCAGCACACGCATGTTGGGGATCCGCCTGCTGCCCAACCTGTCACTCAGCATGCTGAAATTTGCCAGCACCACCCCGATCACCACAAAACAGGTTGGTAGTTTCAGCCGTTCACTGCTGGAAGCGGGAAAAAATGCACTGACCTTTTCTAAGCAGCACCTTGGCAGCGCCGGGCGCGCCGTCGCGTCTTTCGCATCATCACCGCTACAAACTGCAACCAAAGGAATTAAGGGGATTGGCCGCGTGTTTACCTGGCTGGCAACATCCCCGTTACGGTTCCTGCGTTTTGCCCTGGGCGGCCTGGGGAGCATGTTCGGTATTTTGGTTAGCCCACTTGGGTTAATTGCTGCTGCCGTCGTCGGCGCGGGCCTGTTGATTTATAAATACTGGAATCCGATCAAAGCATTCCTGGGCGGCGTGGTTGACGGTTTCAAAGCGGCGGCGGCCCCCATCAAAGACGCCTTTGCGCCACTGATGCCGGTATTCACCTGGATTGGTGACAAAGTTAAAGCGCTATGGGGCTGGTTTACCGACCTGCTCACACAGATAAAGTCGACAAAAGAAGATTTGGATGGCGCGGCATCCGCGGGGAAAAAGTTCGGTGAGTTTCTGGCTGCCGGCATTGAATTAGCGCTTACACCGCTAAAATTACTCACAGATTCAATTAAGTGGGTTTTAGACAAGCTGGATGAAGTTAAAACCAAATCGGATAAAACCCGTCTATTAGCACAGACAAACCCCGGCGTTGCCGATGCGGCCCGCCGGGCAGGTGTGGTCATGACGCCAGGCCCACAAGGCAATTCAGCGGCAGCAATACGCAATAGGTATACCGGCGAGCACGATAGCGGCGGCAGGATCCCGCTGGGGAAATTTGGCGTGGTGGGTGAGTATGGCCCGGAAATTGTCAACGGGCCGGCGAATGTCACAAGTCGCAAGAATACCGCCGCCATGGCGGCAGTTGCCGCGTTATTTATGGGTGGCCCAGCCACCGCTGCGGACGCCCCCTTGCATCCCTACAGCCTACCGGGGATCCCAGTACCAGCGCGGGGCTACTTCATCGCATCACCAGGGCGGTGATACCTACATTGACATTCACGCCCCTATTCAGATTGTCGCTCAGGCCCACCACAACCCGCAGGACATTGCGCGGGAAGTAGCTCGGCAACTGGATGCACGAGAACGACAGGCAAGATCCAGGGCGAACAGCAGTTTTAACGATATCGAGTGAGGACGATCATTATGATGATGGCATTAGGCATGTTCGTATTCATGCTGCAAACCGTTCCATACCAGGAGTTTCAGCACCAGATGGCCTGGCGGCATCCGACCAATAGCCGCGTCGGACTTCGCCCGCAAAGCCAGTTCCTGGGGCCGGATGATGAAACCATCACGCTAAGCGGCGTTTTGCTGCCGGTATTAACCGGGGGCCGGGTTTCCCTGATGGCTATCCAATTAATGGCGGAAACCGGCAAGGCCTGGTCATTGATTGAGGGGAGCGGCGCAATACATGGCATGTTCGTGATCGAAAGCCTGAGCCGCACCAAAACTGTATTCTTTGCGGATGGCTCAGCCCGTCGTATTGAATTCACAATCACGCTCAAGCGCACTGATGAAGGACTAAAAGACATGTTCGGCGATTTGTCTCAGCAATTTGAAGACCTGGCCGAACAGGTTTCCGATACCGTCGGCGGGTTCCTGTCATGAGCCTGATAGATACGTTAGACAAACTCGGCGGAGACAATACCCCGGCGTACTCACTTAGCATTGAGGGCGTTGATATCACCGGGAAGGTGAAAGAAAAATTAATCAACCTGACGCTAACGGATAACCGGGGCTTTGAGGCTGACCAGATAAATATTGAGCTTGACGATAGCGAAGGCAATTTGAAGCTGCCCCGCCGTGGCGTCAGCCTAGCTGTTGCACTTGGTTGGAAAGATACCGGGGTGATCGATAAAGGGACGTTTGTTGTTGATGAAATTGGCCATGCCGGCGCACCTGACGTATTGACCATAACAGCCCGTAGTGCGGATTTTCGGCAAACATTGAACGTGCAGCGTGATGCCTCTTATCATAAAAAAACCATAGGAGATATTGTTAGAACCATTGCCGGCCGCAATAAGCTGGCGGCGGTCATCAATAAGAATGTGGCAGACATTCAGATCGGACATATCGACCAGACTACAGAATCGGACGGGAGTTTTATCACCCGGCTGGCAAAAGAGAATGGCGCAGTGGCCGCAATAAAAAATGGCAATCTGCTATTTTTTAAACAGGGACAAAATATGACCGCCGGGGGAAAACCGATCTCGGCAATCCTCATTAACCGCCAGTCAGGTGATAGCCATCAATTCACGCTAACCGATCGGGGAGCTTATACCGGCGTTGTGGCCAATTGGCTGAATACCCGCACGACAAAAAGCGAACAGGTTAAGGTTAAACGACGTCGGGTTAAAAAACCCGTGGTTGCCGATGAGAAACAGGGGGAATACCTGATCGGCTGTGATGAAAATATGTTGGTACTGCGCCATACCTACGCGTCGAAATATAACGCACAACGAGCGGCAAAAGCCAATTGGGAACGTATTCAGCGAGGCGTTGCCACCTTCTCTATTCAGCTTGCGCGTGGACGTGCAGACATTTACCCGGAAGCACCGGTCACTGTTTCAGGTTTTAAAAAAGAGATTGATGAGGCCAATTGGACGTTGGTTAAAGTGACTCACTCACTGAACAACAACGGATTTACAACCGCTCTCGATTTGGAGGTCAAGATTGATGATCTGGAAATGGAGTGATGCAAAACAGCAATAATTGTGCATAATTATTAGCAATACTGACCATAGTCAGGGCATCTCGGAGGATCCCGCCATGATGCATTGTCCACTTTGCGGCCAGGCCGCACACACCCGATCATCGAGCTATATCACCTCAACCACCAAAGAACGTTACAACCAGTGCACCAATATCAATTGTGGGGGCACATTCGTGAGTCACGAAACCTTTACCCGTATGATTTCCCAACCGCAAACCGTTGACCCCGTCCAGCCCCACCCCAAAAGCAGCGGACAAACCTCATTAATCTTTGGCTAA